TATCATTTCCGATTATAACTCTATTCCCACTGAGCACTGGCTGTACAAAATAGCTGAGGAAGAGAGACCGGCCAAGCACAGGTTCTGGGTCCAACCGTCAGCACTACTCATGTGTTCTAAACAGCAAGGGTTTGTGGAAGATGCCGGTGGAAACTGGTACAAGATAAATCCCTTTGCAGATAACCTGGAACACTTATCGGAGGATTACTATGTCGATCAAGTCCAAGGTGCTGATCCGGAATGGGTGTCGGTCTTCGTGCTCAATAACTACGGGAACCTCAGGGGTGGTAAGCCTGTCTATAAGATGTATGATGACAAAGTCCATTTTACGGATAAACCCTTCGAAATCTCCAAAGGGATTCCTATTGTCATTGGTATGGACACCGGACTCACCCCGGCTGCAGCTTTCACTCAGTTTACCTCTTCGGGCCAGTTTGTTATCTTTGACGAATTGGTTACAGAAGATTGTTCCATACATGAATTTGCATATGATGTTCTTTGGCCTCACATTAGGAACCACTATAAAGGATTCAAGTTTGAAATCGTGCTTGACCCTGAGAATAAACGAGGCCAGACTGATAAGAAGACTGCAAGGGACATACTCGTCAAAGCCGGATTTCCTGTCACACTCGGCCGTACCAACAATCCTGCAGAACGTTTTGAGTCGGTGGTATTCTTTCTCCGGAAGAAAGATGGGCTCGTCGTAACAGACAAGTGTCCTGTGATCAGAAAGGGATTCTTATCGGAGTTCAAATATGATAAGGTATCCACCACTGTTAAAGGCACAACCTGGAAAGAGAAAGTCACAAAGAACATCTACTCCCACGTGCACGAAGGTGTGCAGTATGCTGCTATGGAATTTGTCCAGGGCAAGATCTTTCGGAAGAACGTTGCACGTAAACAAAAATTTACCAAACCGGCCGATAGTGTAGCTGGGTATTAAGGATAGCATATGCCAACTGATACGAACGAACATAAAGAGATGTCTTCGACATTTGATAAGATCAAGGACGAACCGAAGGGCAAGAGCCCAGAAGAGATTGCTGCAAAGGATGCTCAGGATGCAGCACGTGCTGTACAGCTGGGACCGTTTCAAACAACTCTCGGCTCAATGCTTGACGACGAGTGGCAGAAGACAATGGGTGAAAAGATATTCTCGGAGAGACGGATGATCAGAGATCTCCGTCAGTACCGTGGTCAGTATGATCCCGAGATAGTTAAGCAGATCCATCCAAATAGGTCTAAGGCTTTTATCCGGCTTACCCGTACAAAGGTCAAGACGTTTGATGCCAGGATGATGGACATCCAGTTCCCGGCCAACGACGACAAGAACTGGGTGATACAGACCACACCTGTACCAGAGCTGGATGGACCCATGTTGGAGAACCTGGCTGCCCAATTATTTGAGGCCAACGGAAAAGAACCAACCCGTGCCGAGATCGATGAGATTGTTATTAAGCAGGCAGACAGGCAGGCCAAGGCAATGGAAAGGGAAATTGCCGATCAGTTAGCTGAGTTCGACTACAGAGCTGTGATACGTAATGTCATACACTCTGCCCATATCTATGGTACCGGGGTTCTTAAAGGACCCATGGTAAAAGAGATTACATCTAAACGATGGTATCGGGCCAAGGATGGTAGTTGGAAACAGCTGGTCATAAAACGTATGGTGCCGATAGCACAGTGGGTGCCCATATGGGATATCTATCCTGACATGAGTGTTAAGGATTTAAAGGATGCCCGGTTTGTCTGGCAGAAGCATTTGTTCAGTAAGAATAAGTTTGCTGTGTTGGCCAAACGTTCCGACTTTAAGACTGAGGCTATTACAGCATTCATTGGTGCCTACCCAGATGGCAATGCAAACTACAAGGATTATGAAGAACAGCTTCGAGACATGTCCACCAACACGGATTCTGAGGGAGATACCAATCCACCCAAACGTGAGCAGTACGAAGTACACGAACGGTGGGGCTTCCTACCAGTAGAGATGGCTAAAGAGCTGGCACCCCTTGTGCCGGAGAAAGTCTGGGAGATGATGGGTCCGGAAGTTGCTTGTAACACCTGGCAGGTTGAGGATGTCATAATCAAAGCAGTGATCAGTCCTATAGAAGGTGCCGACCTACCCTACTACTTTTATTACTACGACAAAGATGAGACCAGCATATTTGGTGATGGCATACCACGGATCATGAGAGATCCCCAGATGCTATATAATGCATCGATCAGAGCAATGCTCGACAATGCTGCTATCAGTGCCGGTCCGATCATCGAAGCAAATATTGACCTCCTGGCCGACGGAGAAGATCCCTTGGAACTGTATCCGTTCCGTGTATTCCAACGGACTGGCTCAGGTATAGATGCCGGGAATAAAGCAATCAACGTAACAAAACTTCCCAGCTACACCAAAGAGTTTCTTGGCCTGGTGGAGTTTTTCCAAGAGACAGCTGACGAGTCAACGACTATACCCCGTACCCTGCACGGTGGCCAGGCACAATCAACTGGTGCCAATCAGACAGCCACGGGCATGTCAATGCTTATCGGTGCATCAAACATAACGTTGAAAGATCAGGTACAGTTCTTTGACGACGGTGTCACCAAACCATTTATTAAGTCCATGTACTTTTGGAACATGGAGTTTAATGGTAAGGAAGATATCAAGGGTGACTTCAATATCGTTGCCCGGGGAACCAAGTCCCTCATTGCCAAGGAAGTCAAGATGGAGCAGATCAATCAGTTCCTCCAGATTACTAACAATGATACAGATCTTCAATACATAAAACGTGACATACTGCTCAGAGAACTTGCAGAGATCTTCGACCTTGATCGATTAGGTTTTGTCCGGTCAGAGGCCGAGGTTGCTAACAAGCAGGCTCAACGAGGTGAGCAGCAGAAACAAAACGACGACAGAGCAATCTTGCTTGAGGCAATGAAAGCTGAGTCGTCTGGTCATGTACCTAATGCTGTTGAAAGAACAGCCAAAATGTTCGGCATTCAATTACCGGGGGCAGCTCCGGCTGAGGGTCCAACACAGGTAAGGGAGAAACAATTAGGTGGATAAAATACAAAAAGAAATCGTCAGTCGTTTGAAACGAAATACTGATAACCAGTCTTACATTGACCTTTTAGCCTACCTAAACAGTAGGCTCGAAGCTATCCAGGTGCTACTGCTAAACAGTACTAACGACGACGAGTGTAAAAGATTACAGGGTAGGGGTCTTGAATTGGATGACTTAATCAAGGCCCTTATCAGAAAGCCCGTTGATGTGCAAAAGCATACAGGGGCTTTCAATTAGGGGGAGTGGGCCGGTCCATACCGTCACCCAAACGTAAACAATTTTGAACAAGGGATATCTCAAGGGACCCCATAGGAGGCATATTATGCCAGGTACAAATGACACACCGGAGTTAGATGACTATCAGAAGGAAAAGGAAGAGTTCTCGGATGCAGTTGACGACGTGTTAGGTGCAGAAGAGGGCAAGACCGACGAGGAAATCATTGCAGAGATGGATAAGAAACAAGAGGGCAAATCGGATGTGGGTGGGGAACCCAAAAAAGATCCGAAGGAACCTATTGTTCCTGACCCACCTGCTGCAGATGGTTCCGATCCAGACGATCCTGAAAGCCAGGGCATACCCCCTGCTACTAAAGAGATCGAAGATCCTCCTGATACAATTGAAGCATGGACAAAGAAGGCCGGTGACTTAGAGGCCGAGTTAGCAAAGGAACGTCAGAAGACCTCAAGTTGGAACGGCAGGATCACTGCAGCCAACAACAAGGTTAAAGAACTGGAAGGCCGGATTTTAGAATTAGAGGCACAGCTCACAGTTGCTACCGATAATACTACCAAGGTTACCAGTGAAGCTGACAATGAGGTACTTGAAAAGCTGAGAGCAGACTTCCCAGAGTTGAGTAGTGCTTTCGATATTATGCAGAAACGTATCGACGGTGTTAAACCAACCCCGGCAAAAGCTGCTGTGCCTGCAAAGCCAGAAGACGAAGCCAGCAAACAAGCTAAAATAGATGAAGATGCTGCCACTAAGAAATCTGATTTTGAGAAGGCCAAAGCTGAGCATGTAGCTTCCGTCCGAAAGGAACACTCAGACTTACCAGAAATGGTGAACACTGGTGTACTGCTATCTTGGATCAATCAACAGCCGGACTATATTCGTCCTACTCTGGAGACCATTTACAACAAAGGCAAAGCCGAAGATGTAATTAAAATGGTCACTAACTTTAAGAAGGACACAGGCTGGAAATCCCAGCTCAAACAAGTAGGCACTGCAGAAGCAGCAGCCCAAGCTAAACTTGATGCTATGTTAGAAGTCCAAGGGTCAGAAACCCGTACCCCAGATGGTAAGGTTATTGACAAGCAGGACTTCGATCAAGGGGCAAAGGATGCTGGACTGTAACCCCTGCTAATAAGTAACAGGAGAAACATTAATTATGAGTACAACAACTTATGGAGACATATCCCCCCGTACAGCAGCTTTCGTCGTTCGTGATCTTTTGAAACGTGGTATGCCGTGGTTGATACTGGAAAAGTTTGGTCAGGCCAAACCGTTGCCCAGCAAATCTACCAAGACAATCCAGTTCCGTCGGTACTACTTAGACAGTACTTGGACATCCACCTTTGGAAGTGATTTCAATCCTTACGAATACTTCAAGGGAACAAACTTCAACCCTGCCAACAAGACCTTGACCGAAGGTGTGACTCCGGATGCTACTCTGTTAGAGAGCTCAGACTACGAAGCCACCCTGGTGCAGTATGGTGATCGTGTTGTTATTACCGACGTTATCATGGACACCCATGAAGATCCTGTCATGAGGGAAGCCGTGGATATCCTTGGTGAGCAGGCTGCAGTTCTGATCGAGAAAACTCGGTACAACGTTTTGAAGGCTGGTACCAACGTCTTCTATTCGAACTCCGACTCAGCTCGTACAGCTGTTGACGTTGTGTTTGCTTTGAATGATCAACGGAAAGTTACACGTTTCTTGAAACGTCAGCTTGGTAAACCGATTACATCTGCTGTGAAGTCTACCCCTGCTTTCGGTACAGAAACGATTGCCCCGTCTTTCATCTGTATTGTTCACCCTGACCTGGAGCCTGACCTCCGTGCCATCTCTGCTTTCGTACCGGCCGAGAAGTATGGAACAATGAGCCCGTGGGATGGTGAGCTTGGAAAGATTGAGGATGTCCGTTATTTGACCTCCACAATAATTGAGCCCTTCTTGGGTGGTGGTGACTCCGGTGGTACCAATGTCCTTGAGACAGGTGGCCAGGCCGACGTCTACCCCATGCTGTTCCTTGCCCGTGATGCTTATGGTATCGTGGCTTTCAAGGGTGCCAATGCCTTGACACCGATGGTAGTCAATCCTAAGGCTTCGGATTCCGATCCGTTGGCTCAGAGAGGACACGTTGGTTGGAAGGGTTATTCTGCAACCATAATTTTGAACGACTTTTGGATGGTCCGTTTGGAAGTGGCTGTATCTGACTTAACCTAAGTAGGAGCTGTTAATTAAAATCAGCAGTGCCTCAGGCCTCGGGTATCCCCCTGCTTGGGGTCACTGCTATTAACTTCAAGGGGGAAGTTATGGAAAGACCGTGTACACATTGTGGAGTATTCCATGAAATTGTGGGCAAGCAGTACCTGTGTCGAACTTGCAAAGGTATACATCAAAACAAATTGCATAGACGAAATAGGGAAGCTTGGTATGATCTTGTTGGAAGTGGGTGTGAAGTTTGTGGCTATTGCAATTCCATAGCAGCACTGGACTTTCACCATAACGACCCATCTGAAAAACTATTTAGTATTGGTTTAAAGTTTAATGCACACCACCCAGATACCTGTAAGCCTCAGACCAGGCAAGCAATCCTGCTTGAGGTGGGCAAGTGTAAGTTGCTGTGCTCCAACTGCCACAGAGAATGGCACGACGAAAACAACTAACTTTAATTATGGAAGGATAATTAAACATGGCTAACTACATGAACAGAAAGAACGAAGAACTTTATGCACTGATGGAGAAGTATGAACTTGATAAGGGAGACTACCTGTCCGACACAGGGTCACTCAACCGGAAGAAACTCAACAACATCTTGAAGCTTATTGATGCAACCTCAGGTAAGTCAAAAGAAGTAACTGCTGTCCTTGAGGACGGTGAAGTTATTGATCACGAACCCGAGAAGTCAAACGGTAAGCTACACAAAACCCTGAGTGGTATCATGGCTCAGATTACCTTCTATAGCTCGGATGAAAATGACTTGCCCTACGTGCAAATGGCACTCAACGGCATAGCACTTATTATCCCACGTGAGAAGAAGGTGTGGATTCCTAAAGAGTTCATTGATGGTGTTCTTCAAAATGCTATCATGACCAAGATGAAAATGGATGTGGACCGTGATGGAAAGATCCGGTACATTCCTAAAGCAGTTCCCCGATTTCAGCACACCGTGCATGACATCAAACACATCGACGTCCTCCGTAAGGAATACGACGACGAGCAGGCAAATAAATAATATAGGAGATTAATCCATTGGCATTTACAGCAAACGATTATATACTGGATGCTGCTGAGCTGTATGGTGATGTCGGCTATGACCGAGTAGACGAGGATGCTTGGATCAAGTACTTGAATGCTTCTATTCGAGCCTTGATCCTGGTTCGTCCCGATGCTGGGGCAGAGACGGATAACGTACAGTTGGTTGCTGGTGTTCTACAGGCACTACCTGCCACAGCCCTCAGGCTGCTTGACATAACAAGGAACATGGGTGCAGACGGTGCCACGGCCGGGAAGATCATAACTCCGGTT